GGTATGACGCGGATATCAACGGCCGATCGTGACATTGGGCATGAGCGCTAGAATGGTCATCGGGAGCGGATCGAATTGCTTGACCCAGACGTTGCCGCCGTCGCTCCAATCCCAATGCGGCGTGATGTGGATATCGCCGGTGTACATGCCGATCGCCTCGTTCCACGCCTCATCTTGCCGCTGCTTGTACTCGACCATGGTGTTCTCATCGTCGCGCTCGCCGTCCTTCGGCCCGAGGAAAATCCCGCGCGTGTCCTGGACGCGTAGCGTGACCTCATCGAACGACTTCTTGCGGCCCTGGACCGTGCCGAGCCCCTGGACCGAGCCAAGATCGAGATCGAGCGTTTGCAGCGCCGCCGTCATCGGCAGGCCGATATGAGCCTTTGTCGCCGCGTTCGGCAGCGTCACCGTTCCCGTGTTCGACACAGTGAGGTTTCGAACCACGTTGCCGTTCGCCAGGGCGACGACGGATTGCCCCTTGAGGTGAGTGAGGCCGCTGATCACGGTTGCCGCCGCGCCGCTATAGGTCAGGCCGCAATCGACAAAGAACGCATCTTCAACCGAGGTGAAGGCGCGCGAGTGCAACCGCTCGACATAGCGCTTTGACACGCCGTCGATCGTGCGCTTGACGATGAAATACGGAACGTCTTCCTTGCCTTCCGCGATCACCGACACGCATTCGAACACCGCGTCATCGTCAGGGCCGCTTTCGTGGTGCGTCCATGCCCAAATGTCGTGCTCTTTCAGGTAGGTGAGCGAGACAAGCGAGCCGTCATCGAGTACGACCCAGACCATGGAATAGGGAGCCTGGGCGAAGGCCCACGACTTGATTGCCTTGTTCTCGAAAAGGTGCCGGGCGAGGATGGTCAAATCCTTGCCAGTGAAGTTGTCTTGCGCGAACTCATAGCTGAAATCGCGGATCACGCACCCGCGATCCTGGGCGAACAAGACCGTGTTGCCGACAATGACCGGCTGGACCTTGGCCGCGCCGCGATAGCCCTGGTTGTCGACCTTGATCGCAGACGGCGTGATTGCGTCCGAATTGGTGCCGCCCGAGACGATCCATTCCGAGCCCGAGGTGAGCAGCATCAGGCCCTTGATCGCGAGCGCCGCCCTGATCTCGTTGACTTGCCGTGAGCGGATACGGAACGTCACCGCATCGCTTGCCTTGGCTGGCGATGCCACGCCGAAATTCTCATAGTTCGCCGACTGAGACAGCCATGCGCCCTGCGGATCGTTGTTGGTGCCGAAGAAGCCAAGGCGCTGTTCGATGAAGGTAGTGCATCGCGGATAGTTGCCGGCCCCGTTGAATGGATTTCTCGCCGTCTGAGGGCCATCCGATACGTCGGCAACGATATTCTCGTCAGTGAAGTCGGTCGTTTCTGTCGTGCCGATGTAGCCATAAAGGCCGTTGTCTTCGCGGTAGACGATATAGCGCGCCGCTCCAGCGACGGCGGTCCACTGGAGAACGTTCTTGTTCCCCTTGATGGACATGTCATTGTTCAACGTCACGGATGCCGACGGAAGGCTTTCCTCGCCGGTATCGTCGCTAACTGCCGACACGACATATTTGGACGGCTTGCCGAACGCCACGATAGCGCCGACGCCGGTTGGCGTGCCTACCGCGCCAGGATCGGCCACGCCGGGGATCGCCGTATTGTCGCCCTCAAACGTCCCGCCGTTGACGGGCATGTCCGCGCTCAGATCGGCGGTCTCCGCAACAACGCCCTCATCGCCTGGGCCGAGAGATTTATAGACGATGTAAGATGCAGCGCCGGCAACGGCGTTCCAGAAAACGCGGATAAACCGGCCGTCGAAAACTACATACTCCCAATACGCCGTAGCCTGGGCTGACGCGGCTGATCGCGCCCCGCCTGCCGTCACCGACGAGACCTTGAAGCCGAACGTGTCGGAGCCGCCGCCGCTGTATTTCTTCTGCGCAATTCCAGAAAGCCCGGTTGGAGCCGCCATCGCCGGCGCGAACGACACCGCGACAATCTGCCAGTTGTTATCCGCCAGTCGCTCCAGCTTTTGCACCGGGTAGCTGGGGTGGACGATGTACATGACATCGGCTTCCTGGACGAACACCAGGGCGTCAACGTCAGCGCTGGCGTAGGGCGTCACGCATTCATAGGGAGAGCCGCCGCCTGTCAGCACCAGAGCGCCGTTCTTGAAGACGCGGAAATAGAGGTTGCCGAACTCCAGTTGATAGGACTGCTCCGTATTGAACTGGAATGGGATCAACCACGTCTTATTTGCGCTGGCCTTCACCTCGCGAACGAACTCGGTCCCCGCCCGGTTCGAAATGCCACCGTGCGGGTGCACGAACAGATTGAGGGCCTTCTTGAGCCCGGTCGCGTACTTCGCCAGATCGACGCGCGCCCAGAGCGCGGGCGACAGGACACCGGCAGTAAACGAGGGCTGCAAGGCGCGCAGAACGGACATCAGGCGCGCCCCGTCGCAAACTCGCTGTCATGGTCGGACGTTTCGCGCGTCTCGTTCGCGTCCGCCATCTGGGCGAGCCCTTGCGTCTGTTGCGCAAGCTGAAAGGCGTCGGCGCGCATCTTCGGATCGCGCGTCAACGGCATGGCGAACCGCACGGCGAGGTGCCAGGAAAGCGCCTCGATAAAGAGCGGCGAATACTTGGTCGGATCGACGTTGCGGAACGTGTAGCGCAGGAAGGCCGGCGATAGGTCGCAATAGATCGTCTGCCCCTCGATCTCATGTGCAAAGCCGAAGCTATCGACCTGGGCGGCGCTGTAGTCGGCCGGATCGTTTTCGATATAGGCCGGCCGCACAAAGCGGACCTTGAGGCAGTCGTTCGGGTAGCGGTAGGCGTATTTCCACGCGCCGGCCTTGTCGTTCGTGACCTCAGCGAGCGAGGCGGTCTTGCCCGCGAAGCGCCAGGGGTAGCCTTGCAGCAAGGCATCGCGCGTCTGGTCATAGAACTGATTACAGGCGCGCGCCTCAGCGCCCGCGTCGGTCAAGGCGCTGATGTTGTCCTTGCCGAGATTGGAGAGAGCGAGGTTGCAGATCGAGACGATCGAGGCCATGGGTGATCCCTTTTGGCGGGAACACTAAGGGCGGATGGTTGGCTTGATTTCTCAGCCGTTCGGGAACAGCACAGAGGCCGCGTCGGGCTTCTTTTCCTTCGGCGACATCGCGGCTTCCGTGATCTCGACCGACATCGAGCGCGCGCCGTTCTGGCTTTCACTGATGCTCGAAACGCGCACGGTCGCGGTCATGGTCATTTCTGTGCCGACGCGCGGATTGCCGAGCTTCATCGCGTCCATCTGCTTTTCGTCCAGATAGAGGCACGGGAAATATTCGTCCTTGTCCGCGCCGGCCGGCTTGCCGATCTCGGAATATTTCTGGGCGAGGCTTGCGAGTTCAGCCATTTCAGAAGATCCCCGGATGAACGATCGTGGCCGCGACGACGCCGAGCGCGACCGCGAAGCACGACCAGAAAAGCGCAAAGCAGAAATCACGGATCACGGTCATACCAGCGCCCCGCTATTCACCTTGATTGGGATGACGAGTTGGTTGTTGTAGAGCTTGCGCCCGTCCGCGATCTTGACCACGCCGCGAACCGGCTGATCGTTGTAAATGGCCGCGTCGGCTCCGAGCACGTCGATCCCGAGCGCGCGGCGATTGTCCGTAAACAGCGTGCCGCCGACATCGAGAACGCCGATCACCGGAAGCCCGTTGAACATGGTCGTGCCGTCCACCTGTTGGCGAACGCCCAAAATCCACTGCTCATTGAAAAGGCTTGCCATGGCTCACGCGCCTGGAGGGAAAGAAGGGGCGACTAGCGCCCCTCCGTTTAATCGGTCACTGCGACGGCCTTGCCAGACGGCGGAAGCCAGTCGGGTTGAGTGCCGCCCGTGGCGTCGTTGATCTCGTTCTTGACGCGGACGGGAGCCGGCGCGTCGGCGAACGGATCGGCCTCGGGAGCCTGGGCGGTCACGGGCTTGTTCTTGCCCTTGCCGCCCTTGCCCTTGCCTTTCGGCTTGTCGGCGTCGACTTCGGGCTTGCCGCCGTCGCCTTCGCCGCCCTCGCCGTCTTCGGCCTGGGCGTCTTCCGCGCCGACTTCGCGGCACCACCTCGGGCGGCGCTTCTCGTCCGCCCAAAGTTCGTCGGCGATGTGAAACACCTCGCCGGGCTCGCGCAGCACGCTATCGAGGTAGCCGCGAGAAACGGCGACGACCTTACTCACCATTGGACTGGTTCCCCATGGTGACGCCGGCCGTGATCTTGCCGGCCGTCATCGGGCCGGTAGCCACGGTGTAGGTGAGGCGCATATAGCGCTTGTTCGTGCGGCGTGTGATGTGCTCGGGCACGATCACGTAGCCGGGAACAAGGGTCGCCTTCGGGATCGCGGCAGTGGTCCAGACCTGGACGGGAGAGGTGAAGGCCGCGTCGTCGGACACTTCCAGCGCCACGACAAGGGTTGCGGCACCAGCCGCCGCGAACGCCTCCGTAACCTGGATGCGCAGCGGGGTCGGCTTGCCCTTGCCGGCGTCGCGGGCGAACCCGGCGTTGATCGGGCCGAGATCGATGATGTTGGAGCTTACCGCCGTCACAGTGATCGCCTGCGCGTCGGAAAGCAAAGTCTGCATGTCGAAAATCATTGCCTTGCCTTTCGTTTCGTTTTCGACGCCTGCCGCCAGATAAGCGGCAGGCCGAAGCGGTGAGCGATTAGATCGCGACGGAGGTAGCCAGACCCTCGGTGTTGAGGATGGCGTCAGTCATGCGGATCGGGATTCCGCGATAGGTGCGAACCAGCTTGCCCTCGACCTGGGCCTGACCCAGGCCGGTGTAGTTCGGGTTGGCCGCGAGCAGGGCGCGATCGGTCGACTGAGCGTCCAGGATTTCCAGAACCTGACGGTTCATGTAGATCGCGGTTTTGCCGCCGAGCGCGCCGACGCCGTACACCATGAACAGGCGATAGTAAGCCTTGCGGAGCAGCGCCCAGAGATCGACGGTGCCGGCGAGCATGTCGGACACGTCGATATTGGCGATGCGCGCGTTGTAGCGGAAGTCCTTCACGAACGCGCCGATGTCCCACTGAAACTGAGTGACCTTGGCGTAGTAGGGATCGTTGTTCGCGTCGAACACCTTTTCCTCGCCCTTGTCCATGACCTGGATGCCGGCCTTGCTCTGCTTGGGATAGAGCAGCGAGGTTGCGTGATCCGCCCAGGTGACGAACCAAATCGAGGTGTTATCAGCGCCCGCGCCGCCGCCGTGGATCACCTGGTTCGCGATGTTCGGCTTGGCCGGATCGGGAATGTTGGTGTTGTAGACCGCGAAGCGCGCACCCAGACCCTTGAACTTCTCGGGCGCGGTGGCGGTGTCATGGTAGAAAATGCCGGTAGCCATTTCCTGGTTCATGACTTCGAAATAGGGCTGGCTGTCGACCAGCCGGGCCTTGGCCGGATCGGGCGCGAGCTTGAGCAGGCGCACGTCGATTTCCGAACGGGCTTCCAGGAAGCCGGTCGTGTCATCGACCTGCTGCATGGTCGCCTTGGAAGCCTTCGTGCCCTTGTAGAGCTTGCCCCACGTCGCGGTAGGATAGCCGGTGCGGATCGAGTGACGATGCACGGCGTCCATATTGCAGGGCGTCGCAATCGCATCGTCAAGGATCGGGTTGTTCTGCTTGAGCAGTTCGATGACAGTGCCCTCGGCAGACGCCTTGTGCATGTCGATCAGCTGCGGATAGGTGTTGCCGATAGTTGCCATTGTTCAATCTCAGCCTTTCGGTGCGTCGTTCGGAAACAACATGTGGGCAGCATCGACAGGCTTTCCTTTGCCGCCCGCCCCGTCTGCCGGGGGGTTGTCTTCGGAAATCATCGCGCCGACCTTCGCGAATATCCTGATAAGTTCAGGATGGTTGCCGCCACCACTCGCGTTCAAATACTCACGCAATCCGGGCGTCCCGAGACTGTTGACGGCCTTCTGTGCGGCCTTGGTCGTGCCGTCCCATTTGTCGCCGCCGATGTCGGGGTCTTTCTTGGCGGTATCGGCCCAGCCGGAAACCGTCTTGCCCCAATCCTCCAGGCGCTTGGTTGCGCGCGCCGTCTCGATCTTCACGTACTCGTCGGTAAGCTCCTGGGCCTCGCGCGTGGTGAGCTTTTTCGCCGCGAACTTCGGCCCGAGCGCGTCGAGCAATTCCTGATCGACCTGGACGCCCTCAGGCATGGTGAGCGCGTACTTGCCGTCCTCAGGTACGGTATCGAGCGCCTTTTCAGCGTCGCTCTTTTCGGCCGGCTTGGTCTTGTCGTGCTCGACCTTGGCGGCGGCGTTTTCCGCTTCCGACTTGGCCGGATCGTTGACGTACTCTTTCCAGTCGGCGGCGGGCGGATCGGCCGGCTTGTCACCGGCAGGAGGATCAGCGGGCTTTTCGCCTTCCCCCGGAAACAGCACGCTCTCGGGCGACGGCGGCGGCGCGGGCGGATCGGCAGGCGGATTGCCGCCACCATTGCCACCCTCGCCCTCGCGCAGCACCATAGCGCCCAGGCCAAACGGCGACGTTCCATTCATCAAGGCAGCAAGCCACTTATTCATCTTCTTCCTCGTCCTTCTCCGTTGCCTGCGCCACAGCGGCGCGATCCATTGCCTTCAAGTCGGCGACATCGAGCAGCAGGCGCGGATAAAGACGCGGGTCGACCTCATCGAATTTCGAGATCAGCTTGCGCCCTACGGCCTGGAGCCCGAGCGAGTAGTTCGTTGCGTTTGTGTTCTCGCCCGCGAATGCGTCGGCGTAGATCGCGCTTTGCTCCAGAACCCAGAACAGGACGCGCTTGCCTTCCGCGCTTGAGAGAACGCCGCGAAACGCCTTCGCCAGTTCCCCGCGCTCGAATGCTTCGATCGGAGACAGTTGTTCGCTCAACTCGTCGGACATCAGCCGATCCCCAGGCGATTGAGCAGTTCAGCGCCGCCCGGATTGTTTTGCGCGCCAGCGAGCACGGCGGCAGCGTCCGCGCCCTGCTTTGCGGCAGGCGCTACCGCCGCCATCATTTCCGCGTTCTTGGCGGCTTGCTGTTGCTGGAGGCGCGCCTTGCGGACTTCGGCAACCTTGTCGTCGGGAACGACGATCGACGGCGGAACGCCCAGGTAGTCGAAATAGATATCGACCGCCTCATCAGCGTCGAGCTTGTCGAGCACGTCGGGCTTGACCGCCGCAAGCTGGCCGGCGAACGCAAAGCCGCGCTCGACCGCGCCGGTCGCGACCGCCTTCTGAGCCTGGGCGAGGATCGAGATATATTCGATCTTGAGCGGCTGATTGTGCAGATCGGGCGGCGGCGGCGGGAGCATGTTGTTGCGGATCATGATCGCGTAGGTGCGATCAATCACCGGCTCCAGTTGCCCGCCATAGACGTTTTCGAGCACAGGCCCGAGTTGCAGGAGCTTTTCCTCTTTTCGCTCCGCAATCTCCATGGTGTTGCGCGGCTGGATGCCGTCCATGTTGGCGAGCATCAGGAACAGATCGGCGAAGAAAAACCGATCGATCGCGTCTTCCGTGCCGCGAATGTCGACCGTGAGGTGCGACAGATCAAGGTTCACGTCCATCGCCTGCCGGAAGCCCTTGCCAGTCGGATCATCGACATAGGTGACAGCGCCAGGAAGGAGCGAAGCCGGGTTGTTGCGCATAGACGTTGGGCCGGTCATGGGCGGGCGAACTTTCTTGTCGATCGCCTCCCACTTGCGTTTGGTCATCAGCTGCAAGCCCTTGATGTCGCCAAGCGCGACTTGCCCAGGCGACAGCCCATAGTGATCGTCGCCGGCCAGTTCCCACGGCGGCGCGATGATCGGGTTTTCGTCAAACCCGCTCTCCTCCAGGAGTTCGCCGGCCATGCCGCCCGCCGTCTCGCTGGCCTCCCAATAGTTCGACAGGAACGGCTTGTTCTTCTTGTCGAGCTTGGACGGATCACGCGACAGCCTGGGCTCGACCGCGTGCCAGATATCAAAGCGCTCCTCATACTTGCTCTGATCGTAGAGGCCCCTGATCCGCTGGCTTACCTTGGCGTATCCGAAGCGCGAGACGATCCGCGCGACCGACCAACGGAACGTGCGATAGAGCGTCGTCGCCCGGCCGTTCTCATCGCGGGCGATCCAGAACCGGCCGTGCAAGAGTTGTTGGAGGCGGACGGTCTGGTTTTCATCCTCGACCAGGAGCCCGACCGACTGCCCGAACAGGCCCAGGTCGCCGTAGCCGATGTGGAACGCGGTGTAGACGTTGGAGCCGGCGAACACCTCGCGCATGCGCTGCTCGACATCGGCGAGATAGGTCTTGACCGGCGCGTAATCCTTTAAGTCGGGATCGAGCGTCGCGAGGCGGAACCACGGGCGAGCCGGCGAGGTGATGCCGGAATGCATGCCCGACGCCAGCGTGCGCAGTGAGACCGTCGCCTTGGCGTTGAGGATTTTGTCACGGCTTATCGCGCCTTCATTGCGGCTCGACAGGCGCAGGCGCGTCGGCTCGATGAAGTCGGCGCACGGCGTCCAAACCGGCTCCCAGGGCGAGCGCACGGTTTTCAGTTCCTCAGCGCGGCGGCGATGGTAGGCGACTTGGCTTTCGTTGCGTGCGGCGTTGTCGGTCATGCGAGCCCCCGAGCAGCCGCCGCGAGCGTGAACCAGATCGCGAGCCAGAAGGACAGCAGCGAGCCGGCCGCGAGGAGAACCGTGATCATCCGCGCGTCAATCTGCCGATCGATGTCCTGCCGATCGACAAAGGCATGATTGGCGACCGAGGCGACGCCCAGGGCGATGCAAAGCAGGACGCACACAATAGCCGCCGTGCTCATGGCTCATTGACCCAGGAGGGTTTTCTTGTCCGTCGGCGCGGCCTGGGTGACGCCCGAGCCGCTGGTCAGGATCGTGTTCGCGCCCGAGCGCAGCTTGTCCTTGGTCTTGCTCGCGACGCTCGACCGCACCGCGCCCTGATCCGGCTCGCGCATGGCGGCATATTCGGGCGGCAGTTGCGGATCATCGACTTTGGGCTGATTGAACATGCACATTCGCGTTCACCGTTGTTCGTCGCTGGGTGTGGTTGTGCGACGGATACGGCGCGAATGGTTGCCGACACCATTTGAGATCAGGCGAGCGGGTCGTACTCCGTTTGCGCCATGTTGCCGCCGCTGATTATCTGGCCGTTTGCGCCAATCACCGGATGCTGTTTCTTTGCCACCGGCTCAGCGAACGTCAGCGCCAGAGCGTCGCCCTTGTTCGGCGACGGCAGTAGGCGATCCTTCATGTCTTCCTTGCTCTCAAGCTGGACCTTGCCGTCAGTGCGCGCGACCGTCTCAGGCCCGACCAGATCGTCATAAAGCTCCGTGTCTTTCGGATCGATCGTGCCGCCCTGCTTAAGCCAGAGCTTCATTGTGCCCCACATTTCGGCGCGCTTGTTGAGATAGCCCGGATCGATCGGCTTGCCTGAAAACCAGATCAGACGCCACGACCGGCCCAGGACTTGACCGGCCGAATAAATGCCTGTGCCATAGCCCGCGTCGATGAACACCGCGTCCGCTTGGTGCTCGTCCTCCAGGCGCGCGATCAGGTTCGCCACCTGGATATCGTTGTCATTCCTGGGCAGGCTTGCCAGCGAGCGCGAATAGAGCCCTTGCCTCAGATAGATTTCGAGCTTGTCGTCACCCGTCCAGGCCGGATCGACGCCGATGATGACGGGCGCAAAGCTGTATTGCTCCTTGCGCAGATGACGATCGCGGGCCTTGTCGACATCGGCCGATGAAATGAACTGCATGGCTGATTGCTCCGGGAATAGACCGCGCACGCGGTATTTGAAAACGTCACTGTCTTCGCCGTATTGCTTTCGCAGGCGTTCGAAATAGCGCTTGTTTGTGCCTGGGACGGTGCGGCTATCGATGTTGCGCGTGACCCAGAAATCGCGGAAGCGCCGGAAGCACTCACGGAACCGGCCGCTGTTCTGCGTCGGGTTGCCGAAGGCGACCCAGATGATAACCGTGTCCTCGTCAGTCATCGCGCCTTCCGCGACTTCCCAGACCTTGGGCGCAATGCCGCTTGCCTCATCGAACAGGAGCAGGATGATCCGGCCCTTGTTGTGCAGGCCGGCGAACGCTTCGGTGTTGTGCTCGCTCCATGTGACGAAATCCATGCGCCACGTCTCGACCGCCGCCACGTCTCGCGACTTGATCGATTGCGAGTTGATGCCGAACCAGTGCCCGGTGAGCGAGCGGCGAAACCATTGCCCGACCTCCGGGCTCGTCTTGGTGCGCAACTGCGTCTCGGTGTTGGCCGTGATCACGACCTTGGCGTTGGCAAAGCACGACATCGCCCAATTGGACAGCATGCCCATCTGGGCGGACTTGCCGATGCCGTGACCGCTGGCAACGGCAATCTGCAACGGCTCATAGCGCGTCTCGGGATTGGCGAGGTGATCGCGGATCACGCGGTTGATGTCGTTCTGCCACTCGCGCGGCCCGTCGATCTCCTCAAGCTCGCCGTGACCCCAATCCCAGGCGACATGCGCCCAGCGATCGGGATCAAAGCGGCAGGATGCAGCAAGCTCGATTATGGCGTCATTGGGATCGGCGCGCGCGTTCATGCGGCCTCAATCTCAGCCTCAGCAGCATGGCACAGGAGCGAGCATTCAATGTTCGGCTCTTTCAGATGATTGCCGCGATCGGGCGCAAGCTGATCGAGCGAGACACGCCCGCCCTTCTTGTCGTGGAAAAAGCTGGAACCTGGGCCAAGCTTTCGTTGAAGCGCGGCCATGCGTTCGAACGTCTCGGGAAAGTCGACGCGGATTTTGTTCCAATAGCCCATGCCGCCCTTCGGGCATCCGATGCAGTTATTGTTTTGATATCCGAGCTTGTACATGGCGGGCAGTTCGATGCCCGCGCGCTCGACCATCGCGAGGCAATCGCTCTTGCCAAGTCCTGCGTCTATCAGTGGCGTCTCTAGCGTGATCTCGAAATTCTGCCTTCGAAAGCTTGCTGCTCGATCCTTCTCCTCAGCGGTGTAGCCGAAGACAAGAACATCATCCGGCCGAGCAAAGGCATAAGTCGGCTCGCGTTTTAGCAGACCAGTGCACGGCGCACCTCGGGCCGAGGTGATGAAGCGTTCCCGCTCCCACACGTCCCAGGTGTCGCGATACTTGTCTGACTTGAGAATTTCGATCGGGTGATTGAACCAGCGCGCGCAGTCATCGAGAAAGCGCCTGTTGTCGGCATGCTCTGATCCTGGATCGCTATAGGTGATGATTACTCGATCGCGATCGTATTTCGCCAGTGTGAGCTTTGTAGCGACGGCCGAAGCCGCACCGCATGAGAAGCGGCAAATAATACGGCTCATGGCTTTGTCTCCAGTTCACGCGTCAGTTCCGGCCCGCTCATGCACCGCATGTTGCGCGGCGTCTCAGAGCAGGACGGTTGCGAGGTGCAGCCGGCCATGAGACCGGCAAGGATGACGGCGAGGAGTTTCATTGCTTGGTCGCGGTCATGCGCTCCAGCGGCGACATCGCTTGCGAGTTCGGCAGGATCGCCATGCGTGCTTCAAGCCCGTCGATGCTCACGGTTGCGCCGTTCATCTTTAGGCCGGGCTCCAGCCCGATGAATTGAAACGGCTCGCCACAGTCGATGCACTTGACCGTCACGTCAGCCATAAATCGGCCGGTGTCTTCGATCCGATTGACTGCCACGTTCGCGGCGAAATTCATGTGCTTGCACGTCATGCCGATGTCTTCCTTGTTGAGAGCTTGAGACCCAGGCGCTTGACGATGGCACCGAGCGATTTGCGAGTTCCCTTGCGGCCCCTGGGCGCGATCTTCGCCATGGCGTTTAATCGCCCGTCCGCTTCGCCGCGCGCGCCAGCCGATCGGCCAGAGCGTCCAGGCCGGTGACGTTCACCTGTTCCTCGAAAGCCTTGACGCCGATGTGCTTGCCGATCAGTTCCAGGCGGCGAATGCGATCGGAGACCTTTATGTCAACGATGAACTCGCCCGTGCGATTGCCTTCACTGTCGCGTAGCTCTTGATGCTTGATCCCGGCAACGAGACCTTGCCGCCAAATCAGCGGCCACTCATGAACCGGCTTGATCGCGCCCGTCTCAGTGTAGAGATCGGCCATGTCGGCTTGCGCTTCGATAGCGAGGCGATTGAGCACCCAGGCGGCATCAATCTTTGTCTCGGCTGAGCGCTCGATCTTGGCGGCGTTGATCGCGGCCTTGATCTCAGCATTGCTCAGCATCCGTTCGCCTTGGACCTGAGCGTTGCGATTGTCTTTCCCGGCGCTGTAACCAGCCCGAATTGCCGCCTGCGTAGCGTTCAAATCGATCAGGTATTCACGAACGAATTGTTCCTGTTTCGGCGTCATTGTCGGCGGGCTCAATCTGGCATTTCATTAGGCGTTGAGAATTACGCACCAATGGTTGTTGAGTTGTCCGCCGATCACGCCCGAGGTTTGGAAGGAGGTTTCTAAGAGGCACCAAACTTTTTCCACAGGGCCTAAAATCGAAATTATATACGCCCCTCTATTTTATAAACCTGCCTACCCCTTATGATTAAAAAAGTTTTACCTCTCTTACAAACTATCTTGCCACTCTATAAATTATTGATTTCATTGATATTTTAGTGACAGCGAGGTTTTTAAGAATGGAATTTAGGGACTGTTCACAAATATTGAACCGATTAGATTGGAATGTTCACACCACTATATAACGGGGTGTAACAGGCCGTTAAAAATTATCTTACAAACCTCCTTGCGCTGAATTAGCGACTGTGCCTAATGTTGTGAAAGACGCAACACTTAGACGGGGCCGCAACATGGCTGCGAAGACGCTCAAGGAGAAGATCGCGGACGCCGAAGATCGCGGCAACCGCTATCTCGCCGACGCCAATGAAGCGGCGGAACAGGGCAACATGGCCAAGGCCAACAAGCTCTATGACAAGGGTCAATACTGGCTCGACCGCGCTAACGCTCTGCAAGGCTGGGGCGAATGACCGCCATGCTATCCAATCGCGAGAAGCGCGTTCTAGTCTTCATGCACCTGGACGCACCGCCCGAGTACGGCGTGTACATGAAGGCTATTCGCCACGCTGAAATCATCGAGCCGGCGAACGTCCGCCGCGTCGTTCGGGCGCTGGCGCGCAAGGGCATGGTTCAGTTGTCGCGGCTCTCAAATCCGGCTGACTTTTCGATGGCTGGAAGCGGCTATGTCGTGACCGTCGCCGGCCGTGCGGAAGCCGATCGGCTCAAGGATGAGGTGACGCTGTGAGCCGCGATTATATGGGCAAGGCTGAATTCGACCGCGAGCGCGACGCAGCCATGAAGGACGCTAAGAAGCGCCTGCCGCCGCTTAAGCTTTGCCGCGCTTGCTATACCGTAAATCATGCCGCAGCAGGCAAATGCACGGGATGCAACAGCGCCTTCCCCCAGAGCGTAAAGGTGCGCTGGAAATGAGCGCCCTCGCCCGCGTCATCGACTATGAGACCACGGGCACGCCCGAGGACGATGATCCCGAAGTCATCGAAATGGGCAGCTATGATGTCAATCTGACATCGCGGCTGCTTGTGCATCAGAGCGCGTTCCAGTCGCTTTGCCGGCCGCGCGGCGTGATCCCGCCGCAGACAAAGGCCGTGCACCACATTTGCGAGGAAGACGTGCGGCACGCGCCGCCAGCCCGTGACCTATGGGATCGCCTGTTGACCGGCAATGGTGAGCCCGCTTGGCTCGTCGCGCACAACGCCAAGTTTGAGCAGCATTTCACGCCGCCCTGGGGCATCCCCTGGATCGACACCTACAAGGCGGCGCGGATCGTATGGCCCGACGCGCCTGGGCATAGCAACCAAGCCTTGCGGTATTGGCTTTCGTTGCCATGCGACCGCAAGCTTGCCGAGCCGGCGCACCGCGCCTTGCCCGACGCCTATGTGACGGCGCACCTGTTTATCCGCCTCCTCGATCATAAGACGCCCGAGGAAATGGCGAAGATCAGCGAGTATCCGGCGCTGATAAAGGCGATCAAGTTCGGCAAGTATCGGCGCAATGGCACACCGATGACGTTCGAGCAATGCGCGGAAAGCGATCCTGATTATTTGGTCTGGATCAGAGACGAAAGTGACATGGACGAGGACACGAAATTTACGTGCCGCTACTGGCTCCAGAAGCGCGCAAAGAGACTTGCCCAGGCGTCGGCAGCATGACCGCCCTATCCGCCCTCGCGAAGAACGCCCGCCTCGCGCGCAGCTGCAACGAACGCCTCGCGCGCCGCCTCGATCGTGCCGATCCCGTCAAGGACTTCGGCGCAGGCGATGTAGGCCGCGCGGACATTACGCTTGGCCGGCCAGCCGCGCATGACCTCAAGCGCCGCCTCGACCGAGCTTACGCCTTGCATCATGCCAGGAGCGGCCTTGATCGTCACAGCCTTGAACCAGTGCATAGAACCATCCCGAGGAAGAAATGAGCTTCACGGCACGCCTTGCCCGCGAGGACGCTATCACAGAAGCCTTGCGCGCCATCAACGACGCTATCGGCGACGAGGTTCCGACCGTCCAGGCGTTCAGGATAATCGACGCGATTAAACGCTTGCGCGACGGCCAGCCGGCGCATGTGGGCTCGACCGAGCGCCGCGACTATCTGAGCGAAGGCCAGGAGGCGGCGCGCGTCGCCTGGAACAAGGCTCACAGCCAGGACGCCACCGGCCCGGAATATGACGCGCTGATCGGCATCGACACGCCGCTAGGACGCTTGCGCGTCACGACATGGCGTCGACCGTGGCGCGGCGATCGAGGCGAGCGCGTCGCCTGGGCCAGTGAATATTACCTCAATGACCAACCTATTACTGTTGCTGAAATCAGGGCGATGGGGCTTGCTCAGCGACCAACAACAAGAAACCGAAAGCGGTCATAGGCAACACCGGAAATGCGGCTTAGGAGGCCCCAATCATTGTGAGTACAGCAGAGAAGGCGAACGACAATATCGACGCATTTGTGAGTGTAGGAACCGGCGATCTAGTCACCGTCATGATGATGCCAGATAGCCGGGCTTGGCGGTTTACCGACATCAGCCCCGATAAGGCCCGCCATTTCGCCGAGCGCCTGTTGAGCGCTGCGAACCAAGCCGAGGTGAACGCCTCGACCGTTCCCAGGAGAGCGCCGCGCTAATGCGGCCTTTTTCTTTGACGCCCTATTGACGGTTCTATAAACGTTGCTGTAGTGTTGCGATTATCACAACGACGCAACATAGGATCGCAACGCCATGTCGACGCCTGTCATCGTCCAAACTTTCTATATTTCGACGGGAGCAAAGAACGCGATGCACACGCTTCGCCTTCGCCGCGACTGTGCGGGCCTCAACCCGGCCTATATGCCCGACCACTACGTTCGCAACCTCGCCGTTGATGTTGAGACAGCCCAGAACAAGGCGCTCGCTTATTTCGAGGCATGGAAAGAGCGCGTCGGCGGCAACCGCGATGACTTCATTCTTTCGCTCGAACTTGAGCCCGAATACGACATTACCAAGCGGCGCGGACGCCTCTCAGCCCGCGACACGCTTTCGATGGAACTGATCGAGCGCGGCGTTTTCCCGTTCGGCAAGCACCACGATCAGCCGATTGAGAGCGCTCCCGATGGCTACGTACTTTTCTTCGCCGATAAGCTCCAGACTGCCAGGGACGCAGATGAGCCGGTCATGACGGCTCTTGCGACCGCCTGCATGGGCGTCGCCCTCGAAAAGGGCCTAATCGCCAAGCGCGACGCAGCCCGCCAAGAGCGCCGCGAGGCCGACGCCCTGTCCAATCATGTGGGGAAGGTCGGCGAACGCCGCGCCTTCACTGGCGAGATCGTCACCAAGTTTTTCAAAGGCGAAGACGGCTTCGGCTTTTGGATCAACAAAGTCCGCGTCGGGAACGACTTGCTGACCTACATCGGCAACGAACTTGGCGAGCGCGGCGATGTAGTCTCGTTCAAGGCAACCATCAAAAAGCACGACGAGTACAAGGGCGTAAAGTCGACGGTCGTTAACCGGCCGAAAATTCTAGAGCCGGCAGGGGCAGCAGCATGAACGCCGGCCCCAAATTCCGCACGCCCTACCGCACGACCGGCGCGGACCTCGCCGCCGCCCTGGGCATGAAGACCCGCGCCAAGCAGACCGTCGCATTCGTTTGCTCGCGCCACGGCGGCGGCATGCCGACGCGCACGACCGTCCTTGTCGACGGCGAATACTACGAGGTGCTGGACGGCACCTATCGGGCGCTCCTCGCCGGCTGGACGCCCACCGAGCTTGAGCTTGAGCCGGTCAACCCGGCCGACGACTTCACCGCTGATCAATTTGAGGGCTGAGACATGGCGCGCGAACAATTCATTGACAAGGTTTTCCGGGGATCGACCCTGAGGATCATCGAGAAGGCGAACGAGATCATCGCCGAGTATCAGGCAATGGGCTACTCGCTCACGCTTCGCCAGCTTTATTACCAGTTCGTGGCGCGGGCGCTGATCCCGAACAAGCAGAGCGAGTACAAGCGGCTTGGCGATATCGTCAACAATGCCCGTCTTGCCGGTCTGACTGACTGGAGCGCGATCGAGGATCGGACCCGCAACGTTCGCAGTTCTCCAATGTGGTCTAGCCCGCAATCGATCCTGGACGCGGTTGCCGAGCAATACAAAGAAAACCCCTGGGAAGATCAGCGCTATGCGCCCGAGG